TCCAGGTTGATCAGGTCATCAAAGCCAATGGCATTAACCGCAGCGGCGTCGGCTCCTTTGGTGGCTGCTGGTATAATGCCTTTTGGCTGTCCAGTGCCACTGCCCAGGGTAAAGTGACGGTTGCTGATGCGACTGATACGCTGTGCCAGCAGGCGGACAATGTAGGCTTCGATATCAATGCGTGAATCCTGCAACAATTCAAAAGGCACCGCGACGCCTTTGGATGAATATTTGTAGGCTCCGATGGTTTTGATGCCAAAAGTCGGGTCTTCATCAGTTACTGAGACATTTTCTGCAACGATCTCGCCCTCCTGGTCCAGGTTATCAGCAACCGGCCATTCAATCGGCACACCGGTGTCGGTCTGTTGAATGGTTGCCACCAGTCGCATATTGCCAAACAGTTTCATCTCTTCAATTAACCGGGTAGCAAAATCAGTCGGCACCAAATAGCCGCCAGCGCTGTCTGTGCCAATCGACAAGTCGGCACGCATGCGACGCTGTTCTACATAGTGGCGCTGATCGGCGTCCAAAGATTCAACACCGCCGCGAATGTAAGCGTTGAGAATACTTTTTTCCATATGAATGCTGTTTTTAGCTTCATCGTCAGACACACCGTCACGTTCAGCACGCTGTTTTGTAATAGCGTGATCAGCCGCTTCAATTTTCAACTGTTCTTCCAGTCGCTCCAGCTGGTCATCGATGCGGCCAATCTCGGCAACCATGGTGTCGTATTGCTGGTTGTGGTCGTCATTCCAGCTGTTTGGCTCAATATCATCCAGCAATTGACGAGCCTGTGCAGCCACCTGGCTGCGTTGTTCTCTGAGGGTCTGAATATCCATAATAAGTTCCTAATGTTCAGGCAATAAGTGCCAGTCGTCTTTCAAGATGTGCGCGCAATGCCGCCGGATGATCAGGTTGATAATTGTCAGGCGGGTGTCGGTAAGCACTTAAATCAAAAAATTTATTGTCAACATGGTGGTCAGCAACAGTGCTTATTACCTCGTCAGCAAAGCCTTTATCCACTGCCTGCTGGGCGCTAAGCCATGTCTCATCATCCATCATCTGCATCACGTTCTGGTATTCAAGACCGGTGCGCCTGGCGTAATCATTGGCAATATTGCTATCCATTACATCCATCAGACTGGCCTGCGTTCTTAGCTCTTCAGCATTACCAACAGTAAATGCCCAGCTTTTGTGAATCATGAAAAAAGCACCTTCACTGATTCGCACTTCTCTGGCCGACATGGCTAAAAATGTGGCAGCACTGGCGGCCAATCCGTCAATGTGGGCAATGACTGCGGCAGGATGTTGTGATAATGCTGTTTGCATGGCCCGGGCAGTAAACACATCGCCGCCGGGTGAATTGATCCTGACGTGCAACGTGGATACATTCAGTGCATTAATCTCGCGGACAAAACTTTCAGCATCAATGCCCCACAGGTCATCAATGACATCATAAACGTAAACGGTCGCCTGGTTGTTACTGGATTGTACCCGGATTTCGCAGGTCTTCGGATTCTTCTGAATCAGGTTCATCAGCTTGCACGTTTTCACTGGTTTCTCCGGTCAATGGCTGGTACAAAGTGTCACCGTTATCAATTGGTTTCAGGTTTTCTTCACGGCGTATTTCGTTGACAGTTTTCCAGCCAGGGTTCTGATTGCCGCCCAGGGCAATTTGATGCGCCTCATTGCGTGCCTTAATGTCACCGCGCAGCAAGGCGTTAACATCAAATTCACTGAAATACTGATGGTTTCTGAACAGCTTCCGGTTTAATTCCTGTTCAATGCGGGTCAGGTGCGGGCGCAGGGTGTAGCGGACAAAGCCGATAGATTGCTGTTCAATGCCCGTGCCCCAGCTCGTTGTTGTTTCCTGCGCGCCAATCATATGCGGCGGCACACCGAAAATTCGGGCGATGTCCAGCACCTGAAATTTGCGGGTTTCCAGCAGTTGCACATCGTCGGCCTTGATTTTCATTGGCATAAATTCACCGCCTTCGGTGATGATTGGCGGCAAGTGCGCTTGTTCAGCACCGACGACGTGAGACTTCCAGTATTCGCGCATCATTTCAAATTGTTCTTTGGTCAGCTTCTGCGGAAACTTAAGATAACCGGGACTGGATATCCCTTGCTTAAAATACAGGCCAGTAAACTGGTCAGCACTAAGCGCATTGCCAACACTGCTTAGTGCCGCCGATTTAATCACCGACATACCGGTTTTGCCATTCCAGCCAACACCCGGAAAGTGCAAAATATCACTGGGATAAAAACCGACAAATGCAATGTCATTTTTTGTGGCCCTGGGCAATTGCTCCCGATCCGGGCTGATAGCAACAATGTAACTCAGGTCACCTTCGACCAGACGGACATTGACACTGGCCGGGTTGACGTAAATCAGCCGCCGGACCCGACCATTTAAATCACGGTCAATTACTGCATAAGCGTTGCCGTCCAGCAGCATGTCAGTAATCAATGTTTCCCAGAACACCAGGGCAGTGACCATGGGTGATGGTTCAAGACACAGTTTTGATAACAGCGGATGATTGTCACTTTCTTCACGAATGCCATTGGCCTTGCGCTGATAAACTTTTAACGGAATTGAAGCAATGGCACCGGATATCAGCGATACGCAGGCAAACACTGCAGCAACCTGTAAGGCACTTTTATGCGTGACCACAGAACCTGAATGTGATTTAACGCCCAGGACATCAATCAATTCTTCAAACGTTCGGCCTTTGCTTTCAGCAGCGTCAACTTCGGCTCTGAGGTCAGCCAGTTGCTGCCTTGCCTGTTCCAGTTCTTGCTGTAATTGTCGTTTGCCGTTAAACAATTTCATCCGTTTATTACAAAGTCTGGTATTGGTGTGTCGTGGTAACCTACATTTTCACGCAACATGGCGCGGGACATGGCGGTGATTAACGCCACCGGGCCATCGATTTTGTTGTCCGGTGAATCTTTGTTCGGAAAAACATTGTCATTTCGATCAATGCGTGCGGTGACATTGCTCATCATCCAGTTCATAACCGCATGCTGGTCGTGGTGCAACCGGCTGTCAATAATCAATGCCTGCACTTCTTTCATCGGGTCACTGAGTTGTTTAACAGTCTGGCCAACTTCGGTCATCACGCGATCATCATCGTCAGCTAACTGTGTTGCCAGTTGTGTCGCGCCCCACGGATCGTAGGCAATCTCAAGTGGATGATAACGGTCTGCCCAGTCATTTATTGTCTGGCGAATGGCGTCGTAATCGACAATTTGCCCGGGCGTTAACGTCAGCAATCCCTGTTCTGCCCACACTTTATACAGCTGCTGAACATGGTGTGACTTGCCGGTGCGCTGATCGTCTATCTGCACCTCCGGTAACCAGAAGTGCACTTTTATGTGATAGCGGCGGTCATCATCGCAGAACAGTGCAACCAGGGAAGTGATGTCCAATTTGCTGGCCAGGTCCAGCCCAAAATAACAGGGCATGGTTAACAACTGATCGTCGCTGGCCAGTGGCGGACACCGGGTCCACATTTCCATGTTGAAAAAAACGTCTTCACCGGCACCCCAGATGTCTAAACGTTTGCGTTTAAATTCACTGGCTGCCGCCGGGTTTTGTTGCGCCTTTTGACAAAGGCGTTCCATGTCTTCCAGCTTGACACTAATGCCCAGGTTAGGATTTGCTTTAATCCATTCATCCGGATTTTTCCATTGCTCCGGATCGTCCAGGGTGTAGATCATGCCAAAGCAACTGTCGTCGTCAATAACGCCTTCCAGCACTTTGGTCAGATAATTACGCACTTCGTAACAAATGCCGGTGCGGTCACTGCCGGCGGTTGTAATCACCAGCAGCAGCGGCTGGCGTCGGGCGGCGCAGGACAGCTCCAGGACGTCGTACACGCGCCGGTTTTTGTGGGCGTGCAATTCATCAATGATGGCGCAGTGGGTGTTCTTGCCTTCCAATGTGTCGGAGTCGCTGGCCAGTGGCTTAAAGCTGCTGGCGCTGGCTTCGTGGCAAACGCTGTGGTTGTAAGCCTGCAAATGATAGCGCAGCGATGACTGGCGCGTCATGTCGCGTGCAGCGTCGAACACGATGCGTGCCTGGTCACGACTGGTCGCAGCGCTGTACACCTCGCTGCCTGCCTCACCGTCTTCTTTCAACATGTACAGGCCGACAGGTGCAACAAATGTACTTTTGCCGTTCTTTCGGCCAACCTCAATGTAACCACTGCGAAACCGCCGGGTGCCGTCTGCCCGGTACCAACCGAACAGGTTAACCAGGGCAAAGTTCTGCCAGTCGCCAGGCGTGATGGATTGACCTGCCCATTCACCCTTGATGTGTGGCGTCAGGTCGTAATAGTTCAGAACATCCTGTGCTTTTTCCGGACTGAACACCAGGCCGCGTTGGTGGCCATGAAGCATGTCGTCAATAAACCGATGGCAGGCCAGGCGCACCCATTTGCAGGCGGCTATGTCACCGTTAACAATCTGGTTAGCGTAATTCCATGCTGTTTCCCAGTGTTGGGCCACTAAACACCCTCACGGGCCATTCGCCGTTTCTTTTGCCAGGCTTCATAGTCATCGTCCGGCTTGTCGGTATTGGCATGTATGCGGGTACGGCTGGATGGCGTCATGCCAAATTCACGCAGGATAGCCAGCAGCTGGTCCAGATATTTCTGGGATATTTTAAAATAAGGTGACAAGATCGGGTTACCTGATTTGGTTTTGATCACCGGCCCGTATTCATCCAGCTTACCGATGCTTTCCTGCCATTTGACATAGATTCGGCAATACAGTTTTAAAGCCTGAACGTCCATCACCGTCAGCACGCCAGCTTCCTGTAAATAGCCAGCAACCTGCTGCCAGTGCTGTTGCTCTTCTTTGTTCAGGCCGTCGGGCATGGAGATATCAGCCGTTGGAGGCTTAGGTTCCTTGTCGTTCAGCCGACAGGGTTGCGCGGTGCCGCGCAGCACTTTTAGATTGGTGGGTAATGGTGTAGTTGCAGCCATATCAAGCCACTTGTTCTTTCATGGTAAATGTCTGCCCTGTGGTTTCATGCACCGCGTCCTTGCCGGTGAAGGTTTGCCAGCGACGAATGATAACGTCGCAGTATTGCGGGTCTATTTCCATCAGCAGGGCGTGGCGTTTCAGTTTCTCGCAGGCAATCAGGGTGCTGCCGGAGCCACCGCAAGGATCGAGTACCCGATCGCCTGGCTGGCAGGAGTTCTGCAGCATGCGCATGATCAGCGCCACGGGTTTCATGGTCGGATGCTCTTTGCTGGTATTGGGTTTCTTTGCCTTGATGACAGTTGATGCCATCACGTACTGCCAGGACTTGGCCAGCTTAAGCAGGGCTTTGTGGCTCATGTCGTCCAGTACCAGGTTGGCGTCCATGATGGTGGTCTGTGTCCGGCCACCGTACCAGCTGTGTTTGCTGCCCTCTTTCCAGCCATAGATGATGGGTTCGTGCTGCCAGTGATAATCCTGACGCGACAGTTTGAAATGCTGTTTCATATAGATCAGGGTTTGCGATAGTTTCCAGCCAGTGTCGGTCAGGGCTTCACGAAAGGTGATGTTTTCACTGTCGGCATAGGCCACGTAAATCGGGCAGCCGGTTCTGGCTACAGCAAAAGCGTTTTCAAATATCCTAAATAAAAAATGGCAAAAGGCCGTTGCCTCCATGTGGTCATTTTTAATCGTCTTTTTTTCTTCGGTGCCACCCTGGTAATTCACGTTATAGGGTGGATCGGTCCAGATACAGTCAACCGGATCATCACCAACCAGCTTCCGCATATCCTGCTGGATGGTACTGTCACCACACAATAACCGGTGGTTGTCCAGTAACCAGACGTCCCCGGTGCATGACAGGGTATCGTTATCGTCCGGCAAATCAGGGATCTTATCGTCCTGGTCGGTGCTGCGGGTCATTTTTTCCGGCAGCATCTTCTGCCAGTGCTGGTCGTCAAAGCCGGTGATCTCCGTATCAAAGTCAACGGCCTTCAGTTCAGTCAGCTCCAGCATCAGCAAGTCTTCGTCCCACCCCCCCCCTTGTTCGGACAGCCGGTTATCCGCGATTCGAAAGGCGCGTTTCTGTTGGTCATTCAGGTGATCCAGAACAATGCAGGGGATCTTCTCCAGCTGCAGCAATTGCGCCGCTGCAAAGCGACCATGGCCAGCGATGATTTCACCATCGCTGTCGACCAGTACCGGGTTGTTGAAACCGAACATCTCAATGCTTCGGGCAATCTGCTGTACCTGCACCACGTCGTGCTTTTTGGCATTGCGTGGGCAGGCTTTCAGGTGACTTATATCAAAATCTTTGATTTTCACTGTGTTTATATACAATACTTGATAGCAGCTGCACGCATGAAAATTTAGCTGTGGCCGCGCGGTCATTTAGGTAACAGCACAGTTTTGACCCCCCGCCCCCTACCCCTTGCGGCAGTAGGGCTACAGCCATGCTTTTGAAGGCCTTGCGGCAGTAAGGCTACAGCCCTGCCCTGCAAGCCACGTAGCACTAGGGCTGTAGCCCTGTTCAGTCAGAGCCGGATGCCCTGCGCGGCAAGGGCAGTGGCCAGTTGATTACAGCAAGACCGGGCGTTAGATTCGACCTGTGTTTTCAGCCGATGGCAGGTGCCGCACAGGCTTTGCAAGTTGGTCATTGCGTTATCACCGCCCTGAGACTTTGGCTTGATATGATCCACGCAGCTGGCCCTGGTAAACCGGCCGTTGCGTTTGCACGCCTGGCACAGATAACCGTCGCGTTTGAGCACCAGGTCACGCAGCTTTTGCCAGGCACGGCCATAACCGCGCTGAGTCACGTTACCTTGTTTCTGTTGCCAGTCAAACCAGTTGCTTTTATGTGCTGTCCTGGCAAATTGTTTGTTTTGGTGCTGCTCACAATATCCATGTGTCAACACGGTGCGGTTTGGACAACTGCGAACACGACACGGTTTTGGTATTCGTTGTGACATTATTCAACGACCTCTTCCATGTTGGATATCGACCTTAATAGTTTCAATGGCACGTAATGTCGGATACGCATAGTGCGAGTCACCTGGTCCGGCTTTGGGATGCAGCGCACGCCCATGACACTGTTGTCAATGCGGATGTAGACCAAGGATGCCAGATCGTTCTCCTGGCATTCATCCAGTGCAGCGCGCAGGTTTGCTCCGGTCATAGGGCGGTGCAGGTGGCAGGCTGGTAGGATCAGCATCACAACGACCATGCACGCCTTCATTATTAGATCCATTCACGCAATGCGCTGCGAAGAGATGACAAGCCAATCCTGTCCCACAGGGCGCGCCACTCTTCATACTGTGTTGTCTGAATGATGTATTGTCCCTTACTGTCACCTGTATCAATATCCAGCTCAATCATCTCCCAGGGTGGCTTCTGACCACCAATGACATAAAAGAATTTTGGCTTTAACGGTTGGCACTAGGCAAAACACCGGCACTGCCAGAGGTAGTTGGCAGTGCTGACCAGATTGTTTTTATTGAAGGCCGTCTTTATGCTGTTTTTACGGTCAAACATGGCAACGGCAGCAAATCGTCTTATGATCTGCTTCCGGTTCTTGTAGTCATCTGGCTGGTACTCAAGAAAGAGCTTCTCGGCACCGTTGACACCAAACGCGACAAAACCAAACAATGCATCCAGATCCTGCATATTGAATGACGTGCCGAGGTTTCTGTGAGCTTCGGCCCAGGCATCGCCACCGCCATCGTAGCGGGTTTTGACGCCTCGTTGATCACGGTCATACACGGTTTATCGTTTCCTGTAATCGCTCGCTGGCCTGATGAAACACCAACTCATCGCATTCAATGCCGATGACCTGACAACCGCACTGCAGGGCAGCCAGCAGGGTCGTGCCAGCGCCCATAAAAGGATCACAAACTGTCTGTCCTGGTCGGGTAAACCGGTCAACCAACTGGCAAAAACCACTTTCGGACTGTCCCCATTCATGGAATCGCTTGTCGTTGTCATTGGTGGATGAAGTCACCACATCGCCAAACCAATCAGGCACTGACTCACCTTTGCTAAATACCAGGACCGGCTTCCAGAAAGTGTTTACCTTTCGCTGAAACAGTCCGGGTGATTGTCCACCCGGGGTGAGGTAGGCCATCAGCCACTGGTAATGCAGTTCGGATTGAATAAGTTGATTGAGAAATTCCGGAAACCACATCTGGCCGCACATGACCAGCATCACGCCATCGGGTTTAAGTGTTCGAACTGCAAACTGTGCGAGGTCTTTGTAAACCGGGATATAGTCATGGCCATAAGGCGGATCAGTAATAATTCGATCCAGGCTGTTGTCAGCAACTTCGGCGGTGCGAAAGTCTTGATGTATGAGCTTACAGCGATCTGAGAAAGACTTTTTCTGCGCTTTTCTGGCGGCTTCAATATAATCCTGCCTTTGTTGGCTTAGCTCCTCACGACGTGCTTTTTTCTTTTTTGCCCGGATTTCTTTGGCCGCCATCAATATCGCTGTAACTATTCAGCACCTATATGTTGTAATAACCGATTGAACAAAACACAATATATTGATTAATAAAATGGTAGTGACTGATTATTTTCAGGTATTCCGGTAAGAATTAATGAATGCCAAAGT